TTGGGGAGTTGATGTTATACAAAGGTTCATCAGGTCCAAATTCAACAGACTGGCATGAATATTCAGATAAAGACGAAGGGTATTTAGCTTGGAAATGGGGGCTACAGGGAAATTTACCTAATGCCCACCCCTACAAAAACGCTGCTCCATAATATGGCTTTACTCACACCAACTATGTATTGGGGGGAAACCTCTACCCCCTCCCCTACACCTTTTTCCCCTACTAGTATTCCTAATTTAGCAGGATGGTATGATGCTAGTGATACTACTAGTTATATAAAAAGCGGAACAACAACAACTGGAATTAGATCACAAGGTAATTATGGTGATAATTTAGGTGTAATAGGCAATAGTTACCCAGTAACAGGAGTTCAACAAAATGGTTTAGATTGTTTATATTTTGGAGGTAGTACTGCTTTTGAAAACAGCGGCACAGATTCTTTAGTTGATGGTAATGGTTACCACTTTGCTGTAGGAGTATTTCGACCTATGGTTGTTAATTCTTCTAAAGATTCTTTATGGAGTTTAGATGCTAATCGATGTTATGCTGTTTCTGCTAATAGTACATCCCAATTTTGGGGAGAAGTAGATTTAGGAAATGGGGTAGGGAGTAGTGGAGTATTAGGACCCTTTAGTACTGTAAATAGAGAGAATAATTGGATTATGTACACTGTAGCATTTTCCTACGAGATGGGATGGCGCTATATAAGACATTTTATAAATGGTAGTAATCTTAGTAGTCAGTCTACTCATAGAATGAGTTATATGACAGGTAATAACTTAGATGTTTATCAAAGATTACGTATAATGGCTAACAGAGGTGGTCGTAAAAAACTAGCAGGACGTTTTGGGGAACTATTATTATTTAATGGTGATCCTAGTGAGTTTATGAATAGCCACGTAAATAGTCGAAAAGCAGAAGGATATTTAGCTTGGAAATGGGGATTACAAGGAAACTTACCATCAAACCACCCTTATAAAAATGCTGCCCCATAATAACTATTCCGTACTTATTGATTTTTCTAAATCTTTAGTATATTTATACATATAAAATAATATAACCGATGGCTTTAACTTATAGATCAGATAAAGGATCTCCTCTAACTACAGATGAGTTAGACAATAACTTTAGATATTTTACAGGGTCACAAGCTGTAACTGGTTCTTTAGTTGTTAGTGGATCTTTAGTAGTAAGCGGTTCAATAACTTCTACAGAACTTATCACACTATTACCTTTAGATACACTACCTACATCCTCAGCTAATGGGTCTATAGCTTTTTACGATAATTCATTTTATTTTAGATCTGGAAGTGCTTGGTATACTCCTACCCTTAGTTAATCTTTACTTAGTTTAAACTGATATAGAAAGTCCCTTATTTAGGGACTTTTTTTTAATATTTATAACCAAAATAACAATATGGCAGATATCGCGATTTGGCCTGGTTCATCTTCCTTCGCTCCTGGTAAAACTCCTTTTGGGTTTTATGATTATGATAGTGAATTTATGGGGGATGCAGATAAGGTAGCTAAGTTTTGTGCTCAAAGGTTAGGATATCCAATTCAAAATGTTGAATTACAGGATATAAATTTCTATACAGCTTTTGAGGAGGCAACAACTATTTATGCTAATGAGCTATACGCTTATAAGATTAGAGAAAACTATCTTTCTTTAGAAGGTGGTGATGCTAGATTTCCCTTAAATGACAAAATAATCCAACCTAACTTAGCCACTATCATCAAGTATTCAGGACAATATGGTACTGAAGCTGGTGTTGGAGGTAATACAAATTGGTATAGTGGTTCCATCTCGTTAACAGGGTCAGTACAAGATTATAACTTGGATACTTGGGCTTCTGAAAACGGATTAGAGGGGGAAAATGTTGAAATAAGAAGAGTATTTTATGAAGCACCCCCGGCTATTGATAGATTTTATGATCCATTTGGGGGTACAGGAACCGGTATGATGGGTTTAACAGATAGCTTCGGTTGGGGTGGTTATTCACCTGCTGTAAACTTCTTACTAATGCCACTTAATTTCGATTTAGCCAGAATGCAATCAATCGAGATGAGTGAACAAATCAGAAGATCTAACTATTCATTCGAGTTAATAAATAACCAACTTAGAATATTCCCAATCCCTAGTGATGGTGATACAGGTACAAAACTTTGGTTCCAATATCTTAAAAAAGATGAAAGGTTAGCTGATTCTATCATTGATGCTACAGACAAAATATCAGATGTATCAAATGTCCCTTATGAAAACCCTCAATACCTAAAAATCAACTCAGTAGGTAGAAGTTGGATTTTTGAAATGACATTAGCTATTGCTAAAGAAATGTTAGCTTACGTTAGAAACAAATATCAAAACATCCCAATCCCAGGTTCAGATGTTACTCTAAATGGTAGTGACTTATTGGCAGGTGGAGAAAAAGATAGAGATAAACTGGTTGAAAAACTAAGAACATACTTTGATGAAACTTCAAAAAGAGCTATGTTAGAGAGACGAAGAGACGAATCTCAGTTCAGAAATGAAGAGATGACTTATATACCAATGACTATATTTGTAGGCTAATGGCATTATTTGGGGAAGCACGAGATATAAGCATGTTTAGACACGTCAACCGAGAGTTGATGGGGAACGTTATATCCCAACAAGTAGTGTATTATAAACCAGATATCCAAGAAACAGTAGTTAACATGTATGGTGAAGCATCCAAAGAAAAATATTGGAACGAACCTGTGTTATTAAACTCTATTATCGAAAGAAGTGATCAATCATACCCTGATAGTGAAATTGGTGTAGACTTCCAATGGGGTATTACTTTTAAGTTCCTAAGAGATGATCTCCTAAACAAACTAGAAGAATTTAACTCCAATTCAGTTTATGGTGCTAACTTAGTACCTGAGGTAGGAGATATTATAATGTGGAAAAAAGGATACTACGAGGTTGATGGTACAAATGCTAACCAATACTTCGTAGGTAAAAACCCAGATTATGATTATAAAGATGATAACGGAGATAACCCATTAGGGAATATGGATTTAGACCAGTTTGGATATAGTGTTTCTATTATCTGTAATACCCATTATGTGCCTGCTGATAAGTTAGCTATTTCACCCTATAAAGAACGATTCTAATGGCTAAGAACAGAAAACCAAGACCAAAAACTCAAAGAGAGATTAGTGAAGCTGGGGTAGAACCTTATACTGGTGTAAACCCTAATACAGCTACAGAATATTCCTCTAATCCCGATGTTAATCAATCTGGGATTAGTTTTAATCGTTCTGAGAAAATGTCTCAAAAGGAAGATAACTATAAGGAGTTTACTGTTGGTATCCAAGATATTGACGAAGCACTAATGTATTATTTTCAAAATGTAATACGTCCTACAGTTTACCAAAATGGTGAAAGAATAGCTGTACCTATTGTCTATGGTGCTCCTGAAAGATGGAAATCATTTCAAAAAGATGGATATTATAGAGATAGAAGTGGTAAGATAATGAACCCAATCATTATGTTCCAACGTAATAGTATAACTAAAAAAAGAAATCTTACTAATAAGTTGGATGCTAACTTTCCTAACTTATACACTTCTTGGCAAAAACAATATAATAGTAAAAACTTCTACTCTAACTTTGATGCGTTAAATAACAGAGTTCAAACTAAACAGTTCATAGCAAACGTAGTCCCAGACTACGTTACTTTACAATATAGTGTTATTATCCAAACTTACTATATTGACCAGTTAAACAAAATAATCGAAGCAGTTAACTACGCTTCAGATTCATATTGGGGTGATCCTGAAAGATTTAAGTTTAATACTTCTATTGATTCGTTTAGCACTATCCAAGAACTAAACGATGGACAAGAAAGAGTAGTAAGGAGTACATTTAGTATTAATATGTATGGGTATATAATACCTGATATTATACAAAAGGATTTATCCTCCATTAAAAAATATAATGAAAAATCAAAGATTATATTTTCGATGGAAACTACATCAAAACCAGATGTATTCCAACCAAATCCACAGGTTACAGATGATGGTAGAACTCGTGTAAACACAAATGTGAACACACGTAAAAGAATAAACAACGAAGAATGAGCCAAGTTAGATTTTTAGATCAAGTTTCAATCTCCTCCTTCTCAAAGGACACAACACCTGCTACAGGTAATGATACTGTTATCCCCAGAGTCGTACTCCCAGGGACTACTTTTACTGTAAGTAAAAATACTAACATTGAGGTATCAGAGTTAATAGTAGCTGAAGGAGCAGTCTTAACAATAGAAGGTGGGGATTTAGTAATCCCAGGCCCAACTCCTGTTTATTCCCACGGTGTTTTATCTGTCACATCTGCCCCTATGATTTTAGGAACAGTAGTGACTAACGGAATATTTACAGTTCCTGATAGAGTTCAATAACTTTAATAGAAGAAATAATATTTATAACAAAATACACCTGTAATGGCTCAAATTAATATTCAATATACCTCTGGTAGCGCTGTAGATAATCCTGGAACTGGACAAATAGCGATATTTACTTCAGGTTCCTTAGGTAACTCTTCACTATTTTTAAAAGAATCTGATGGTAATATTATCACTGTAGGAAGTGGTAGTGGCGGCGGTGGTGGTCCTCAGGGTCCAACTGGTCCTCAGGGTCCAAGTGGTCCTGCAGGTTCTGTAGGTGCAACAGGTGCTCAAGGTGCTACAGGTGCTCAAGGTGCTATTGGTCCTATTGGTCCTATTGGTCCTATTGGCGCTACAGGTGCTGCAGGTTCAACAGGTATTCAAGGCCCTACAGGCCCTAGCGGTGGTCCTAGCGGTGTAGCAGGTCCTAGTGGTACTGCAGGTTCAACAG